CAACCAGGCACACCAAAACTCGAAGCAAAAGGCGAGTATGACGCAGCGACTCAGACTTATCGTTTGAGCTTGAAACAAAGCCTAAAAGCGCATCCTAAATATCCAAACCTGAAAGCCGTTCCAATTCCTGTGGCTTTAGCGTTATTTAATGCCAAAACAGGTGAGCAATACACTTTACATTCACCAGATTTGTTTGTGAATGAAGTGAAAGATGGTGTGTATCTGTTTGATCAGGATCAGGCAACGATTGAATTTACAGGCGTGACTGAACAACCTGTTGTATCATTGCTGCGTAATTTCTCTGCGCCTGTGAATCTGGAGTTCGATTATTCAAACGATGAACTGGCATTTTTAATTCAGCATGAAACCAATGGTTTTAATCAGTGGCAAGCAACCCAAACCTTGCTAGAACGAATTTTACTCGAAGATCATTCGGCAAATGCTTATATTCAGGCCTTGAAAAATACTTTACCTGAACTGGTGCAACGTGATCCGTTATTGGCTTCGCGTTTACTGGATGTGCCTGCTGAAGGTTATTTGGGTAGCCGTATTGATCAGAACTACCAACCAGAAGTTGTTCAAAGTAAACGTAATGCTTTATTAGATACGTTTGCTCGTGAAATGGGAACTTTCTGGAAAGAGACTTATCAGGCGCTTGATCCAGAGCTGCAAAATGAATTTTCACAGGCAATGGGTGAACGTGCACTGAAAAATATTGCACTGAGCTATATGGCACGTCAGGGTGATGCAGATGCCTTTACTTGGGCAGAGGCACAGTATCAAACGACCCGAAACATGTCTGAGCGTTTAGGTGCGTTGAAAGTGTTAGTCTGGAATGATGCACCACAAGCCAAAGCGTGTCTTGATGATTTTTATAATCGCTTTAATGATGAAGCATTGGCACTGGATCAATGGTTTATGTTACAAGCTGCACATCCAAAAGCTAATGCCCAAACCATTCAGTATTTAACCTCACACCCTGATTATGATTTGGGAACACCAAACCGTATTCGTGCGGTGAGTGGTGGTTTAAATGCCAATCCTGTGAATACTTGGAGTTTCGGGATGCAGCACTTTATTGAGCTTGCACAGTATTTAGATGAGAAAAACCCGATTGTAGGTTCGCGTATGCTACAAGTGTTATCGCGTTGGTACACATTGGCTGAACCGCAGCGTTCAACAGTACAGCAACAGTTGCAGGATTTGAAAGCACAGGTGAAATCTAAAAATGTGACTGAAACACTTAATAGTATGTTAAGTGTTTGATATTTAACAAGTTATTGATTTTTAAATAGAAAGGGGTGCTATTTTTCTAAATTTCGATGGAAAAATAGCACTTTTTGAAGCTATAGAAAACAATGACTTACGATAGGGTTTTGCAGCCGTTTTTTATGTCATTTCGGCAAATGGCAGTGCAATTCCGATGTCTACATCGTTCCAGATAATTTCATGCCCAGCCGCATAATGTTCTGTCATTTTCTTTGAGCTGTGTCCCGCGAGTGCCTGCGCACTTCGTCCCGCTTTTTTATGCAGAAAAATTGCCAATGCTCGAATTTCGTGAAAGCTCGGCATTTGCTTGCTGTCATATTCGGGGTAGGCATTTGTACTCTGAGCCAGTTTGCTAAAGTTACGGGTAATGTACTGTTTGTCGATTTGCGTCCAGTGCTGTTTTTCGCCGTCGATACCGTCACGCTTTTTACGCTGTGGGGTACGATGGATAATAAACGGGCTGTCGATGTCGTCTTTACAGCGATCTAAAACTTTTTGTAGTTCGGCATCTATCTTGATACGGACATAACCTGCACCTTCCGAAATTTCAAAAGCGTCCTCTGGATCATCCGTGGTTTTCTGTTGTGCAACGTGCAAGTAGCCATCGTGTATGTCTAACCATTTCATGTTGATAATGTCGATGCGCCGTTGTGTGGTGAGTAGGGCAAGGTCAATTGCATTTTTTAGCCACGGTTCAGCCGCATCACGAATTTTTTGCAGCCCTTCAAGTGTGTGACGTTTTCTGACCTTGTTGGGGTATTTGCGTTGTGTGAGTCGGGCAGGGTTGTCAGGGCAAAGTCCTTTACTCATGGCAAGGTCAAAGATCTCGGTCAAAATAGAACGAGTCTGGTTACTCGGTACAACGCTGAGACTGTCCAAGTGCTGGTTGACCATGAGCAGGGTAATTGCGTCTAGGCTGAGGTCTTTCCACTTCTCCTGACAGAGTGAGAGATAGAAGCGATAGAGGTCTTTGGTGTTTTTGGAAATCGGTTTGCCGTCTTTGCGCCGTTTGTTTTGAAACCACTGTTCGGAAAACTCAACGAATTTGACGTTGCCCGAAACTTTGGAGACAAGGTCAACTTCGGGCGTGAGTAGGTCATTGAGTTTTCTTGCAGCAGCTACGGCTTTGGCTTTGTCGATGCCCATCGCGTGGAATTTGCCTGTTACGGGGTGGCGATAGCGCCATGTGTTGCCATCTCCCCGATACAGGTTGGCAGGCATGTCCTTGTTGCCTCGTTTGCGTGGTCGAGCCATGTTTTAGCCTCTAAGGACTTTGTCGACGAGGTTGTCACCTGTTTGTTTTTGGTAGATGTCCCAGTCGATGTACCAGAGTTTGCCTTTTTGTGATGCAGGCAGTTCACCACGGCGGCATGAGCGGGTGATGGTCTGCGGTGTCGGTGGTGTTGAACCGTGTTCGCCGTAGACTCGTTTTATAAATTCGGACACTTTGATAAGACAGGTCATACCGCACCTCCAAGCATATACACTACTCCTGTAATGACTGCATAGCATAGCGTACCGATACTGGCAAACAGGGCAAAGTCTTTAGTGTTGGCCAATACCACTTTTAGGCGGTTTGGGCGTTGTTCTTGTGGGGTGGGGTGTTGGTAGAGTCGTGCGGAGGTTGCGGGCATTTGACTCGGAATGTGTTTTTGTTTCATACTTATCTCGCTATATGCAAAGCCCCTGCGCCGTCCAAAGTGAAGGGGCTTTTTTATTGGTAGTGAGATAAATATTACCTAAAAGGTAATTTATTGCAAGAGGTAAATTACCTTTTTTGTTTTAAATGATAAAGCTATTTAATAGACAAGAGCTATAAGTGGTTAATTTGGATTATAGAATCCATATCTTGAACCATTTATACGACCTGTAAATTCAATAAAGTTTATTCGAGATTTCACTGAATCAGGAGGTGCATCATTTTCTATGACAATAATTTGTCCTTTTAATTTGTATTCGGAAAGCCAAATATAGAAATTGTCGGCTACAGATTGCTGAATGGTTTCATCATCATCACCTATAGTAACTTTAGGATCCTTATGGGTAACTAACGGTGAATCTATTATTACAAAACCTAAATGAGGATGGTTATTTTCTATAGCAAACTGCATAATTGCTATTAGATATGCCGTTAAAAATATTGCTCTTTTACCCTTACCATACGAAACTCTTTCTCGTTGGTTAATTTTTAGATCCATTGTTAACTCATCAATGAAAACATTGATATTTGGATCGAATCCCCATTCCTTTAATAATGTATAACTGATTGAAGAAATTTGAGTATATTGATTTGATAACTCTCTAACAATTTTAGGTTTAGATTTTTTTCGTTCATCAGCTTGAGATAATAGCTTTTCTAATTCTTTTCTTTTGTTTAGAAAGTATTCTGAGCTTTTGAGAGTTATTTGCTTTTCGATTAAGCTATCGAATAGATCTTTGTCGATTGAATTATAATTATTTTCTTGTATATTTACATTGTAATTAATTTTATTATTCAAATCATTGATATAATTGTTTATTTCATTTTCTTCCTTTTGGGTAGAATATATTACATCTAACAATCTTGTTTTAAGGATGTTAGTTGAATTAAACTCATATCGAATGCTGTTAATAAATTCTAAATCAGCAGTAGGCTCAGGTAATTCTGATGAGCAGAGTGGGCATAAGTGGTTCTCATAAGTTTCTAAAATTGTGTGAGAGTTTAAAATTGCAGATAGCCTTTGAATATCACTTTCATATTTATCTAATAAAATCTTAAAATTACTCATGTTCTCTTTAATAATAGATAGTTCTTGTAGTTGTTTTTCTTTATCATTTCTTAAAGTGTTGAGCTCTTCATTTAATTTATTAAATTTGAGTTTAGATGTGTATTTAACCTCATTAATACTTTGTATTTGGTTGTCAATTTTAGAAATTTGTTCATCAAGCTCATCAATATTAATATTATTTTTTAAGAGCCAGTTATCTATACTTGTTAACTCATTTTTATAAACGTCAATTTTTCCAGTAAGTTGGCTCTTCTCATCTGTAGATGGTGGTAGAATTATGTCAGAATCATCTCTGCCAAGTAATGAATATGCAAGAATTGATTTCTTTTTAGTGTAGTCGTTCGCTTTCTTGGAACCAATAAAATGGTCTTTAGACAAAGTTCTTGTTTCATCATAAAATGATAAAGATTTGAGAGCTGAGAGGGAAACATTTGATCTAGTCCCAGCTTTAGTTAAAATCTGTTTTCCTTTTAAACCTAGTTTTTCAATTAAGAAGTCATTGATTTTTTGACTAATTAAAAATTCATGGGTTTCAGGAATTTTTGAAATAAATCCTTTATAAACTCGTTCAATATTAAAAGCATAATCTCTTACAATTGAATAATTTTCATTGTCTATATGGATATTTAATAAGAATTTTGTATATCCATTAGATAAACCTATATCGCGTGGTGTTTCAGTACTACCTAAACAATAATTCAAGCAATCAACAATATATGATTTTCCAGTATCAGAAGGACCTTGAACAATTGTATTTTTATCCAAGAAGTTTATGGAAACTGGCGTTCTATTTTCCCCATAAACAATTAAGCTATTTAAAGTTATATACATTTTAATTTACCCGAAAATCTGAAGATAGAATCAATTTATAAAGCTCATCTTCACTTTGATGGCCAAAATAGTTTGCAACAAGTTGACATTTTTTCTATCAAATCAGAGTGATAGTTGTTATCTAATAGGTGTATAAAAGAAAATATATTTTCACCTTTAGTATAGTAAATTTCATTATTTTTAATTTCTATATTTACGATTCCTTTTTTCACCATGTGTAATAGACCTAATTTTAATGCCTCATAGCGTAGTAGAAACTCCATTTGATGCATTGGAACTTCTGGATGAAGACTTTCTAAGCCAATATAATTTTTGGAATAAATAGAGATATAATCGAGATAAGCTATTTTGTTTATTGATGCACTTTCAGGATAAAGAAAATTTAAGATAATTCCTGCTCTAATTCCTAATTCAATAGGGGTATTATAAATTTTCATCATCATCTACCCATGTAAATTCATTATTATTAACTAAGTGATGACAACATCCAGATAGATCAGCAGATTTTAATCTATGGGATAGGGGGTTATTTGTTATTTTTGTAGAGTTAACATTCTGAATAATTTTTGTGAATTTATCCATATTATTTTCAAAATAATTAAATAAGATTGTCTCAATTGAAACTAAAACTTCTTTTAGTAGGTCATCAAAAGCTTCAGGAATCTTGTCTCTACTAAATCTTTTTAAACCTTCTGCCATAAAGAAAGCATTTCTTTGGGCATTAAGATGCTTATTAAGCCTTACAGGTAGAGTTTGCAGTGTAAAGTTATTTTGTGTGACGTCATTATATAGTTTTAATAATTCACGTATATAGACTTCTTCATAGCTTGCATGGTTTGGGATCAGCACCTCTTAACGGTAGTTCGCCAAAGCGTTTCCAGTGATTTGGTGAAGTAGAATGTATCTCAATTAAATCTTTTGGTAGCAGGTAGTCAAAAATAGAAAAATCAAATTCTTTGACATAATTTATATAATCATCAATATTTGATTTAATTTTATAGATTCCTAAAATTCCTTTTTTATCTATTACCATTTGAATAAAATCATTTTTAAATTTTATACTGTCTTTAAAACAATCATGTAAAGATGATCCTATTTTTAAAGTACATAAATAATATTTTCTTGGTTTACTGTAGTTCTTTAAATGGACCATATCAAAGAATTTCGCAACTTCAGGGAAAAAGTTACCTGGACTCATTCCAGTCGAACTATAATATTTAGCTTGATATAAATCCCATGAATTATCAGTTGTTGCCTGAGGTTCTAAATATGCACAAATATCTCGGCCTTTATCTCCTGCACCACCAAGTCTATCAACACTGACATATTGTTCTTTATTGGCCAATTCTCTAACACAATCTTCGATAAAATCTTCCCATTTACTATCGTCATTTAGCAATAGTAATCTTTCTACTGGCGTAACAGGTGAAGGTCCTAAATCATATGTCATTATTATACTCTTGCTATGCTATACATCCCGATATAACCCCACAACTTTTCCAACCAAACGACAACCTTCTTTTAAGTCCATCATCTTTTCGTGCCAGTCAGGGTTTAAGGGTTTTAAAACCATCCCATTACTTTCAACAATCAGCTTTTTAAAAGTGGCTTCCACTTCATTGTCACAAACGACAATAACGAGATCACCAGTTTTTAAATCACTCAGTTGAAAGTCAGGGTTTACATAAATTTTGTCATTTGGTCGGAAGTCTGGAAGCATCGACTCACCGACAACCACCAATCCATAACCATTTTTTCCGCATTTGGGATTTGGTGGTAACCATTCATCAAACTGTGTTCCTGTTGGAGCACTGTCCATAGTTGTCCATGTACCTGCCTGTACCCATGAGATCACTGGCACTAGACGCCCAGCAATTGGGAACTGATCAGCTACATTCGCATCTAATTTATTATTTTGTTCAGAATCATGTGGCACATCTAACCAACCATGCGGCTTTCCAAAAGCATCTTCAATTTCACGGGCAACTTTATTGCCAATTCCTTTGATAGGGTTTGTGCCTGCAAACTGGCTTGTTTGTGACTGACCTTTATTAATTTTGTCAGCAAAATTTGAAACGCCACCTACTTGTTCAACTAATAAGCGAGTGTTGTTATATCTAATTGTTTTGCTGTCCATAATTTTCCTAATCTTTTGTGACATGTCACATTTGTTAATTGTAGTTTCATCACCTAAAAGGTAAACAAGAAAAAAGGTTGTATTTATCTTTACCAAAAAGGTAATATGTGGCTAATACATAAGGATTAGCCCTATGCAATTTCGAAAATACATACTCGGACTTTCAAAAGAAGAACTAGCCAAATATGCTGAATCAGTTGGTACAACAACTGGTTATCTAAAGACACATCTGTTGTATGGGTATAAAGAACCTAGAAAAAAACTGAGAAAAGCACTGGCATATCACAGTCAAGGAAAAGTGTCTGAGGCTGAGGTTTTGGAGCATTTTGGTATTTACTCGACTAAAACGGTAATTAACCAAAATGGTAATACTCCAAGCATCTAATAACACGTTCAAAGGACACCACCATGAACATCCTAGATGCCGCATACGCAACTGTACACGACCACCACGGCGGCGCATCTGCCTTAGCCCCACGCCTAGGCATCAAAAGCCCCGCCGTACTCAACAGCAAGGTCAATCCAAATACGGAAACCCACCACCTGACATTGCTCGAGGCTTCAAAACTCATGGCACTGACAGGGGACTACCGCATATTGCAAACCCTTTGCGCCGAACATGGCAAAGCCGCCATAGATCTGCCCGACATACCCGAAAGTCAGCGTGACCATAGCCTGATGGACATCTTTGTACGCATCGCCATCCAAAAGGGCAATGTCGCACAAACCTTCCACGACATGATGGCAGACGGACGCATTACCCACGGCGAAGCCCTCGACATGAGCAAAGTCATTCATGAACTCCATGTGCTACTTGGCACACTCGCTACACAGGTGCAGGCATGTATACAGCAAAACTAAACCCACACAGCCTGAATACGCAAAAACAACGTCAGGCGATTCAGACATGGTACGAACCCGCACTCCGCGTGTTGAACGAACTATTGGCAGAAGCACAGCACAACCTACGCCAACGGCGCTATAACGTCGCCAATGCCGCCGTACCACGCCAAAAATTTAAAGAACAACTCCAGCGCCGTTTTCGCATTCAGTGGGCGCTAGTCAACGACATCGAAAAAAGCCTGCTCAATGCAGACAAAATCGAAATGATGGGCGGTTTCATCAAGCCCAAGGCAGGTGAGCAATGAGTCTAGATGCAACCAACTGGGCATGGCGGATCAAATTTCCCGACCGCAAAGGTGGCAGCCTTAAACCGCTTAAAAAACTGGTGTTGCTATCACTGGCAGATCGGGCAGGCGAAGACCATACCTGTTACCCAAGCATGCAACGACTGGAACAGGACACAGGGCTAGACCGCAAAACCATCTTGAAAATTATTTCAGAATTACTGGCGGATCACCTGATACAAGATACAGGCGAACGCAAAGGCGTGACCAAACGTGTCAAAGTCTACAAATTGCTTGGTGTCACAGGTTGGGAAACAGTCCCAACAACGGAACCATTTAACCGCCAAAAACCGCCTGAAACAGTCCCATCAATGGAACAGTCCCAACAGTGGAATGATTCCAACAATGGGATGTTGAATAGTCCCAACAGTGGTACTTTGAATATTGGGATACAAAGGCAGTGAAGAGGCTTTAAAGGATGCCAAAGCTGAAGTCTCAATGGCTACAGATGCCAGTGAAGAATTGAAAAAACTGGCAAAAGACCGAGCAGATAAACAAACAGAAATCCGTGGTGACTACTATGGTGAAGATTATCAACGTGCGACTGAGCATAAGAAAAAACTGGAGGAGTTAGGTAAAACCTTTACAGGTGATGAGCTCAAACGCCTGACCGCGGCTGAAAATACCCGTTATGAACAATCTACCAAGTTGGCCCAGTTGCAGGTCGAGCAACAGATCTATGGCTGGCAATGGACAGGGGAGGAAAAACTCAAGAAAGAAGCTGAAATTAACAAGCATGTGATTGATCTTTCAACTTCAATGAATGACACGCAAAAAGCGTTGGCCAAGAAATCGATTGATGACCAGTTGGCATATGAGTTGAAGCAGTACCAAAACACTCAGCAGCTTAAAACTTTAGAGTTGAGAAAGACTTTTGCAGAGCAGGTTAATGTTGCCCAACAGTCTGCTTTGCAAACGCTGGCTGAAAGCTCAATGACTGCACCACAGCTTCAGGCGTGGCAGTTTCAGAACCAGTATGATCAGGCAACAGGCAATGCATGGGACTCTTACCAGGGCAATGTCACTGAGATTAATAAAAAGGACAGTAACGGTAATTTTGAAATCTCAAGTGAAAATGAACGCTACAAACTTCTACTGGAAGCTGAGCAAGCTTATCAGGAGCAAAAAGCGGCATTACAGCAAGAGTATGCACAGAAAGAGCAGGATCTCACTTTACAGACCTATAGTAGCAACTTAACTACGATGTCCTCTGCTTTGGGCAGCATGGCAGGGCTAGTAAAGGGATATGTAGGCGAGTCATCAACAGCCTACAAAGTACTGGTTGGAATTCAAAAGGGTGCCAACTTGGCCAGTGTGATGATGAATAGCTATGCTGCTATTTCTGCTGCATGGGCATCTGCGCCGTTTCCATATAATTTGCCTGCAGTTGCCATGACTACCGTACAAACAGGAGTTTTACAAGCAGCTTTGCAAGCCTTTACACCAGACACTAGCGGATTTGCCACAGGCGGGCATATCACAGGGAAAGGGACAGGAACCAGTGATGAAATTCCAATTTGGGCATCCAATGGCGAATTCATGATGAAGGCTTCCGCAGTTTCTAAACTGGGTTTGGCTAACTTGAACTATATGAATGCTACAGGCGAATTACCTGGTAAGTTTGCAGATGGTGGCGTGATTGGCTCAGATGTGATGGTGACCAAGACATTGAATACTCAACGAAGTTCTTCGGATGTGTATTCAAAGAGTCAAGGCACAAACATCACCATCAACAACAACTCAGGGGCACAGGTCAATGCCCAGCAGAACAGTGATGGTTCAATTACGATTGATGTTGTGGATCAGATGATCAAGCGCTCATGGCAGCAACTGGGCAATGCCAATTCACGCGAAAGCAAATCATTGGCACGCAATACCACGGCAAGGAGAAACCGATAATGAATCGTCTTGATCTTTGCCCGTTACAAGCCAGCTATAGTGTGCAGTTTGGTTGTTCGGTGCAGAGAGATCAGTTACCAGGAGGTTTTTCACGCTATAGCACCGTGACTGAATCCAAAAAGCATCTGGTGAGTCTTACTTTTAAGGTGACAGAAACTGACTACTTGTACTTTCGGGCGTTCTATTTGAACTGGCAGCTTAACCCGCTGCCTTTTTTTATGAAGCTGTTTATTGAAGATAGCGAGTACAAGGATTACATCTGCCAGTTTGTGCCTGACAGCTTTAACTTTGCTGAACTGAATGGGCGGATCTTCAATGTCAGTGCCCAGTTACTGGTGGTGATCAGTCCTGTGATTGCCCTGACTTCGCGGATGTATCCGTTTCAGTTTCTGGAAAGTATGGCGACAGATTTTGCACTGACAAATGGAGTACAGCGTCAGGTGATGAATCTCACAGATGCTGATGTTGAGGCTGTTCAGACGGCATTTGCACTTTCACAAGCCACAATCCGTTCATCTATTGCGCTTTATCCCGATCCTGACAATAGCAGTGGCTCAGGGGCAACAGGTGAAGGTGATCAGGCTGTGATTGATTCTGTTCAGACAGCATTCGCACTGACGTGTGCAACAGTTGAAGTCTATAACCTATATCGTAGCACTGGCATTGATGCTGAACCTGTTTCTTCGTCCTTTGCACTGGTTGCAGCAACGCAAAGAACTGCCATTCTAACGCATAGCATCCAAACTGAAAGTGTAGCGACGACCTTTGCAATAGCGAGCGCACAAATTACAAATTAATGAGAGGTTTACATGCAATTGAATGCACATAGTCAAGTCGGCGCACGATTTAAGCTGATTGTGCGAAAAGCCTGTGATGACAGTATCGCAAGAGAAACGGATTGGTTTCACAATCTGGTTTTAGACACAGGACTAGCCCGTATGTCTGCTGGCACATGGATTAATCAGTGCTGTGTTGGAACGGGGAATAGCACACCAGTGGTTACACAAACTGCTTTAGATTCGTTTTTGGCCAGTACATGGACGCAACAAAGTAGCAGTGCAGGCGTGCAAACATCAACAACCCCTTATTATCGCTGGGCGAAAGTGACCTGGCGTTTCGGTCAGGGGGTTGCAGCAGGTAATATCTCGGAAGTCGGTTTAGGTTGGGACAATAGTAATCTCTGGAATCGGGCACTGATTAAAGATGCCAATGGCGATCCAACCACGATTACCGTACTGTCAGATGAATATCTGGATGTGGTTTCAGAAGTACGAGATTATCTTGCTCAAAGCATCACAGGATCTTTTAATCTACTGGATAAAACGGGCGCAGTCATCAGTACACATACTGTTACAGGGAAACCAGTTCTTACAGGGGCAGATGTGGCATTCTTTCAAATTATTGGTAATGAAGGGAATAATTATGGAGCTTTTAATGTCTACTCAGGAACAATGGGGGAAGCAGTAACAGCATTACCTAGTGGTGATCTAACTGGTGACCAATTGTCAGGTGTTACAGTGACTTATCCTACAAGCACATCAATCAGACTTGTGGGAACTCTAGGTTTATCAAAAGCTAATGGGACACATCAGAGTTTCGATCTGATGGCACGAGGCTTGTTAACAACAAACTATTCAAAGAAACGCTACCAATTTCAAATTTCCCCAACTATCACTAAAACCTCATCTCAAATCATGACTTACACATTAGAAATGAGCTGGGGACGTTATACAGGATAATCATCATGCTACCTGACAACACACTATCTTCAGCCAGCATCTTCGCTGGCTTTTTAGTGCCTGATCGGGTCAATGACCTGATCGATTATGAGTGGGGCGGTACGGATCTTCAGGATGCATCCAGTGGACTGCAAGTCAAAATCTGGACGTGTTTTTACCAGGATGGCTGGATCAGCATCACCGACAATGCAGGAATCACACATCAATTGCTTGAAGTGGCCCATGTCACCCAACTGAGTTTTGCCTTTAGTTTTTCCATGCGTCCCTACGTGACTTATGTTGCTAATGGCATTGCCTATCTGTGGTGGTATGACACCAGCATCAGTGCCTATGTCACCACAACCTATGATGCCGAGCACCTGACTCCGCAACTGTCATTAGATGACCACCGTGCAGAGCAGTCCGCCAATGCCGATGTGATCATGGCCTATATTCGCAATGACACCCTGTACTACCGTCAACAGCGGGATCGCTTTCAAATCGAGTATGCGTTAGGCATGGCCTCAGCCTTGGTGCAAATTGGTATGACCCGCAACTACCGTTTTGCTTTTGCCCTGAAAGCCGTGGTGAATCGTTTCAATATCTACTATGACCAGGCCATCATTGAACCGCGCAACATTGCAGGGGCACGCTTTAATCATCTGGATCTCTGTCCCTTGCAAGCCTCCTATGCCATGACATTGGGCAATAGCGTGATTCAGGTGGAAGGACTGACCGACAACCGTTATCGGGCCAGCTTTGAGCAACTGGAGAATGTGGTCACGACCAACTTTAACTTGAGTGCCAATGATTACAGTTACTTCACCGCCTTTTATCGGGTCTGGCAGCATCTGCGTAAACCCTTCACGATTGATACGGTGATTGATACACGGGCATTACAACGCTACAAGGCACACTTTGTGCCCAACAGCATTGGCATGACCAAAAACGGACGCATATTTCAGGTCACGGCTCAAATGCACATTTTAAACAATGCACTGGATCATGCAGCCATTCAAACCCTCGCGGAGTCACGCAATGAGCAATCAGCTTGAAGACTACCTGTTTGCCACACAGCCTGCCTACCTGATCGAATGTATCGAGATCAAACACAGCCTGTGGGCAACCCCACTGCGCTATGTCACCAATATGGCCGATGGGGTCAGTGTCGGACACGACAGCAGTTACTTTAACTATGAATACGTACCGCTTCAGATTGACAAGGGAAGCAGCTCGGATGATCTGGATCAGAGTCTGAGTATTACCATTGGCGATCTAGGAGACATTGTTCCTGATCTGATTGATCAGATTCTGGATGCAGGTTCAACCGAGCGTCCACAAGTCACTTATCGGGCCTATTCAAGTCTGGATCTGTCCACGCCAATTCTGGTGATCGATCACCTCGAAGTGACCGACCAAAGCTCGGATTATCAGGGCACAACCTTTAATGCCGAAGCGCCGAAACTCAATGCAGTGGGGACAGGCTTGCTGTTTACCAAAGCCAACTTTCCAACGCTGATTGGATTCTACTAACGGATCAAAAGAATGGAGTCTGTGGCATGGATCTCAGCTTATTTGAAAAGCGTTATGACGTTTTAAATTATCACTGCGTACATTTTGTGATTGATGCGGCCAAAGCCTTACTCCATCAGGATTATTCAAGCAGCTTTATTGGCTTAACAGGTGCACTCAATCAGACCATCACCACCTCACGGCAAACCGTGATCAAAAACAAACGACTAAAAGAACCACAGCACGGCTGTATCGTGCTGATGACCAGCCTCACAGGGGATAATCATGTGGGGCTTTTTTATGACGGCAAGGTGCTGCATCTCAGCGAAGGTGGGGTGCAATACGTGCATTTGCGGGCGTTAAACATTCACTATCTCAGGTTTCGATATTATGAGCATGTTCAGAATCTTTGAAAATCCACTGGATGATTCCAGCATTACCATCGAGCACACGGACAACGTTCTGCATGCCTTCCTGATGATCAAAGCTCAGTATCCACAGGCCCGCATCTATAAAGGTAATCCCTGTGTTGAAAATGATGTCACCCCGCACGATAAAGTCACCGCTTTTGCCTTGCTGAATGCCGATCCTGATGATCAGTTTGAGGTGATCTGTCATGCGGGGGGGACGGCTATCCTGCCATATATCTATTATGCGGTGGTGGCAATCATGGCAGCCTATTCGCTGTACACCGCCTTAACCATGAAAACCCCATCCGCAGCAGAACAAGGATCCAGTAATAATGATCTGTCTAACCGTAGCAACAAACAACGTTTGGGAGCGCGGGTTGCTGACATTTTTGGTACAGTGAAAGCCATTCCAGATCTCATTTCACCACCTTATTCTATTTACAATAGTGATGGTATTGAAATTGAAGAATGCCTGATGTGTCTGGGGCGTGGTTATTATAAAATCACTGATGTACAGGATGGTGATACTGCCGTGGCGAGTATTGCAGGAGCATCTGCCAGTTTTTATGATCCCTATACGTCAATTATAGGGACGCCTGCTTATCAGATTGGGGATACTTTTTTAGAATATCCTAAGTACGTAAAAAAATCGGCATCAATTAATGGCCAGACCATAGAGCAACCCAATACCGCAGTTTTAGAAAGTAGTGATATCTGGTTTGAAAGCCCTAATCTTATCAAATCTTCAAATGTCGATTTTACCCAATACTTTGTTGCATCAGATCGAATCTCATTAAGCGGCGCAGACTATCAGGATGATCAAGGAGGGCTGATTGCACTGGATGATACATATACCATTACCAGTTTAAATACCAATACGATTGCGCTGACTAACCCAGCAGCCATTAATGAGGAATGGGAGAAAATTGAGGCATTACCCAATCATAGTACACAAGGACAATCACCTGAAATTCGATTTGATATTGTAAGTTCCAAATATGTGGGATGGTTTAACTTTGATATGCCTAACGCAAGGCAGGCTGTTTTTAACTTCTTTTTCCCAAATGGATTGTACTATCAGGATTCCAAAGGTGGCGTCTGGGATGAAGGAATGACAGTAACTATTGAAGTTCAGTCCATCAATAGTTCAGGAGATCCCATTGGATCCGTAACATCAATTCATCAACATATTCAAGCAAAAAGTAAATCCCAGTTTGGCAGAACAGTTTATGTGGATTTACCCGTTGCTGGATCTTTTCGCTTTCGCCTGAGTCGGACTACAGCAACACAGGCAGGTAAGACACAAGATACCTGTAAAATTAAATCAGTCTATGGAATGTGTGATTCTGAAATTGATCATTTTGGAAATGTGACGATTGTACGTACCCGAACAGTTGCAACAGATGGCGCTTTATCTGTAAAAGATCGTCAGATCAATTGTATCGCGACCCGAAAACTATATAGCTATGCGACAGGCGAGCGATCTGCAACACGTGTAGCAAGTCACAACTTTGCAGATATGATATGTGAATTAACGACGGATCCTCAGATTGGTAGACGTTCAATAGACATGTTAGATGTTGCCAGTCTCTATGCCACGGCTGCTGAAATAAAACAGTATTTTGGGACAGAGATCCAGTTTAACTACACCTTTGACGAGGCTTTGTTGCACAAACCTA